CTAGCTATAGGTATATTTGGGTAGGTTTGAAATAACGGTTGTCCCCAGTGTCACCTTGCCGTTCGCAATATTTTCCAGTAGGCGCACAGCATCGCGGTAACGGTTGCGCACATCTTCGAACACACCGCCATTGCGCCGCGCGGCAAATAAATTGTAAATCGCAATGTCGCACGCCAGACGCGCCAATACAGACGGGCTGGCTTCAAATGGTAGGCTGTAGCGCCCCGCCAGATAGCCGTCTATCTCAGCGGCAGCATCGGTGATGGCACGCGCCACCGCCGTAGCATCCACCAGACCGCTACGGGTGCGGTCGGTCAGTTGCACCAACTCCATCAACCCGAAGCGTTCTTCAATGTCCGTCTGCGTGCAGTACATCATTCACCTCACAGGTACGGGGATACGAGGACTTCAACCGCATTCATATTGGTGTTGGTTGCACCCGCTGCGTTGCGTTCCGCCTTGACCGTATCCAGTGCAGCTTGACGCAAGGATGGCGGCACAACCAATAAAGTGGGGTTGATTGCCAGTGGGCGACCACCGTCCCCTTTCAGTGATTGCATCTTAGCGATAGCAGCACTCAAGCCCGCCGCATCCAATGCCGCTTGGGATTTATGCGCCATGTGCCAGAAGCCAAACCCGACGTTGCAGCGCAAGTCAGCACCGTAGCGGTAGGTATTGCTCATGAACACCGCTTCATCATCCGGGTTGGTCATGGCGACCAAGTTAGCCGCTTTGCGGTCCTGGAAGATCAACGGTTTGACGGCGCGGGAGGTATCCAGCAAATACCATGCTGTGCCAGCACCTGCGGTCAGGTTGCTGGTAGCGACTGCCGTACCCGTACCATCGGTATTGGGGTAGACCGGATGATCGGCGGCGAAGAAGTTTTTGGTGTCGTAGCACGCGGTGGTGTGACCCGCCGCCAGCAGCGCGAACAGCAATTCATCAGGGAAGACCGATGCACCGCGCCCCAGTTCTTGGAACAGCGGGGAATAAATGCCGATTTCGTCATCTTCAATGTCCGTGCGCTTCACTTCCACCGAGGCTTCGTAGTCTTTATTGGTGATGGCATAACCGCTGGCGGCAATGCTTTTCAACGAGCGCGTGCCGACCCATTCTGAAAAGCGCGGCATTTGACCGAGCCAACCGTAGGTGTTGGATTTAGTGGAGGATGGCACACGGGTGGCGATCTTATCCCAGGTGGGCGTGACCATACTTAAGCCGTTTTGGAATTCGCGCTTGAAGCCGGTGTTGAGCGCCTGCAACAGCGCGGCGGTTAATGCTGCCATTAGTTGGCCTCCTTGGATTTGGCGAAGTCAGCCGGGCTAATACCCAGTTGTTTGGCAACCAGCAGCTCATCACTGGTAAGGGCTGCGACGGATGCACCGCCGTCTGCCGGTGGCTTGCCGTTGGTTTGGTTGCCTTTGAGCGCGGCAATCGCTGGCGTGCTATCCAGATAAGAGCGCAATGCGGCGACATTGCTATTGCCCAGTTCACGCGCCCATTGTTCTTGCGCTGCCAGCAGCTTGCCGGATGACTTGCCGACTTCGATCAGGTCATCGACTTCGGTTTGTTGCTGGTGGGCTTTCAAGGTCGCCAGCTCGCCTTTGAGGGCTTCAAATTGCGTCAGTGGCACGTATTGCGCGGGGTCTGGCGTGGTGACGGCTGGCTTGGCTTTCAGGGTGGCGATGGCGGCGTGGATGTCATCCGCAGATGCGCCAGCCTCAACACCCAGGAGTGTTAGGGTTTCGGGTTTCAGTGGCATGTCAGTTTCCTGAGTGGGTGTTGTGTGTCGCGCCGTGACCGGACGTAAGCCGGTGAGCGCGGGGTAATTGGTAAGGGCGGCGTGCAGGACTTTCAGCACTTGCCCGCTGATTTCGTCGTAAGTGAATACCGGAGAAATGAAGCGGTACTCTTGTGCTTTGATCATTGCCTTGGCGGATTCCGTCCATTGCACTTCAACGTACAAGCCGTCTGCCAACACCTGCATATTACTACCCCAGCCAGCAGCGGGGGCAGGCTTGCCGTTGTCTTCTGCCAGCATGGTTTGGTGTTCGTAGTCGATCAGCAGCGGCATATTGTCAGCAGCAAAGCGATTCACCACACGGGCATTGATGTCGCCATCGAACAGCCAGTCGGTCAGATTGGGGTGGTCGGTGTTGGGTCTGCCATCACGCGCCCGAAACCTGCCCAGCGGTAGCAGTTGCACCATCGGCAAGGGTTCGCCGTTATCATCCAGCCGCAACGCTGCAAGGTAGACTCCCTCGCAGCGGGTGACGGATGTTGACGGGGTGTTATGGGGTGATTGCTGTTTCATGCCGCCAGTGTAGGCGGTGGCTTGGGTGATCAGAAAATAACGCGGGTAATGAGTATAGGCGGGTAGGAAGCTACCATTTTGCCAGCGGTGGCAAGATGATCAAACGGGGATGCTACGCCGGATTAGCGGATATTGCCAGACGTGCGGCATGGCAGTGGTTCTATGAACGTTTATAAACGCTATCAGGGCGCGTGACACGCCCCAACACGTAACCTTGTAGCCCTAGGGGTTGAATGATTGCGTTACGTAGCCTTCTACAGCTTCGATAATATCTTGCCTGGCTTGTTGGCTTAAGCCCAAGAATGGGCGGGCGGGGATGGTGGCGGCGTGTTTGCGCCCCGCTTTGCCGCCGAACTGGTGGATCGGGGCATACACTTTGTTTGTGCCGACGGCTGCGAAGTCGTCGCCGTATGACTGGCTAACGGAGCTTGCCAAGCTACCGGACACTTGCAATATCTTGCCGGGCCATGAGCCTTTTTTCTGGCGAGCGTCTTGGGTGCTTTGGCTGAGTGACGGCCATTTGGCTCCCGTTTCGGGGTTGCGCTCTTGCTCAAAGTTATCTTCAACGGCTTCCAGCATCAGGTTGGCAATGCCGGCCATCAAGGGGCGGGGGTTGCTTAGCCGGGCGTGGATGCGCTGCAAGGTGGCGCGAAAGGCGGTGTCGTTGATTTCGATACGGATGACGGTCATGATGGATGCTCGCTGCTTTAATACACCAACTATAGCACTAGCGACCGCGCCTTCAGATATGGCGACCAGCATTCTCAATAATTGCCTTTTCCATGGCACTGCGGTCAGAATTGAAATCACGGGCATGGGCGAGGAATGCCGCCTCAAATGCCTTGTCTACCTTTTGCGTCGAAAAATCATTTACCAGGACAAGACATGACTGAAGAAACCGATCGCAATCAGCCACAAGGCCGGGGAAATACAGGCAAGCCAGCGTCCTGGCACGACGTGCTTTATCGGCGGCGGCAAGCGCGGTTTTGGCTACCAATTCGGAGGGCAATGCTTGGTCTTCCACTACCAAACGAGTCAGAACCTCAGAGCAACCATCTATCTCCAGAACAAGAGACTCAAACTTTTGACGATATAGGTCTTGCCTTTGATGTTTTTTATCGAGATATGCTTTTAGCAACTCGGCGGCTTGAGAAAGCACTACACCAACAAATGCTGACCCAGCCGCTACCCAAGCCGTTGCAAGATCATCTGCCATCACACCACCCCCTTGAAAATCAGTATCAGCCACCCAGTGGCAGCGAAAAATTCTAGCCCTAGCAGTATCACCAGCCCCCAGCCGCGCACGGCTGGCGGGTAGTGAATGTGCACTTGCCCTATGTCGCCTGCGAATACCTGCCCTACATCCCCTTGTATTTCTACCTTGCTCATCTAAGCCCCTTTTGTTTTTATTGTTACTCAAATTACCAGACGTCTGTTAATTTCAAATACGTCGATATCGGCGCATTTCAAATGCCGCTACGTCGCGGTATTTACCTACCCCTTCGGCTTCTTCTTCCCGCCCATAGTGAAACTCACATCACCAATGGTTGCCGCATCACCAAAGCTCTGCCCAACCTCGCCGTGGATAACCACCCGCGCCGCCTGCTCCCGCCCTATCGCAGCGCCCAGTATCGCATCCTTCCCCGCTGGTGCTGCCGCCCGATACCGCTCCAGCAACAACCGCTCATCTGCCGCCAACGTGCTGGCACTGCGAACCCCCGTCAGAATGTACTGCACATCCGCGCCAGCCTGAGCAATCGCTGCCAAGTATCCAGACTTTGGCTGTGCGGAATTCTTTTCATAGTCAATCTGGCTCTTCTTGGTTGTTCCAGCCATTTCAGCAAGCACTGGCTGAGTCGCGCCTAGTCGCTCGCGCTCTTCACGCAATCTATCGCCAAAAGTCACTTTTTATTCTCCTTTTTATCTTGACAGGTAACGAAACAGTTACCATAATAAACACCAGCAACACAACAAACACTGAACGAAAGTCTTAATCCCCTTTAAACGGGGCGCGTATCTAAGGAGCCAGTCATGAGCAACCACCTAATGGAACTACTTATCAGCGAGATGGCTATTCAGGAGCTGTCGTTCCAGCAAATGTTTAGCCGCCTGCAATCCACCTACAAGCTGGATGAGTCGGCATACATCACCGCTATCCACATTGCCTGTGACAAACTGGAAATTAAGCAAGCCGCTGGCGAAGCAAGCCAATCACTGCTTGCGCCTGTCGCTGAATTATTGTCTGTGGATCGTCCGTGGCCGTCTGCCCTAGTGAGTGAAGCAGCGTATCAATTGATAGATCAGTACCGCCCTCAAGCACCTTCAGAACATGCTCACCCAGTGCAATATGCTGGAGAGCATCCGCCTGAATCAGACCATCCTCAACGGTGCGCTGGAGACGCTTGATCTTATCAGCAGCAGATTCTTTATCTTTCACTTTTAAAAACCTCTTTTCTCAAGCAACCAACGCAACCGGGGCAAGGGCTGCAACCCAAGCCCCACCTTTTACCAAGGAGCATTCCATGCAAACACAACCATTGTTTCAATCTTTCCGTCAGCGGCTTGCCGAGCAGGGCACACCCATCACCCAGTGGGCGCGTGACCACGGGTTTAATCCGTATGGCGTTTACCGCTTACTCAACGGTTACGAGCTGGGCACAAAGGGCAAGAGCCGCACCATCGCTGAGGCCATTGAAAGCTTTGTAAGCCAAGCGGCGTAACGCCCACTTGAGTTTATAAGCCTTAAATTTATATCGCAACTATAGCATAGGTATTTTTACAAATGCGAACCAAAGCCGAACAACCCAACGCCAAACGCACCCAAAGCTCAGCCGAACGGGCATTGCGGGTACTGGACGTGCTGAAAGGTCACAGCCTCACCGGCTTGACCAACAAGCAAATCACCGAGGCCACCGGCTACTTCAGCAGTGGCGTTAGCCTCTCCCTCAACACACTGGCAGCAGCCGGGTTTGTCACCCAATTGGAGACCGGACGCTGGGCGCACTCCATTAAGTTTCTGCAAATGGCACAAGCACATGCTGACCACATCAGTCGTATGCAAGGCCGCATCAACGAATACAACGCCCGCGTCATCGCTGGCGCACATCAATAAGGGGATCATCATGAATAAGTTACTCATACTCACCCGCCAAGCCGGTCTAGGAAGAGTTGAAGAGCGCCACCCACTGGATAGCGTGGAAGCGTTTTACGCGGAAGACAAATACACACTGGTGCGCCTCACTGACGGCGCGGACACGTTCGTTATGGGCTTGATCGACAAAAACGGCATTACCACTACCAGCTCCGATAAGGGGCGCTACCTCTCAATCAATGGCATTGAGCAATGGCTTGAAGCGCATGGCGCAACCCAGTTCCTGCGCAGTCACCGCGCATGGATTGCCAACATGAATCACGTCAAAACTTACCGCGCCCCGGAAGCGGTCGGCAAGGGCGGCACGTTAACCACCTACAGCCAAGCAACCATTCCCTCTTCACGCCGCATGGCGAAAACCACCAAGTGGGCATGGCGTAATGGCATGGGTGCAACCGCTGCTGTCTTGCTGGCGATTGGCTTACTGACAGCCGCCCCTGACGGCAATGCCGCCGACAAGCCAAAGCTGCCACCGCCCACCGAGTTTGTGCGTGTGTCACCCAAGCCGCCCGTCATCATTCACAAGCAATGCAGCTCCACGGGTTGCTGGCTGCATTTCAGCGATGGCACAAGCCAGTTTGTGGCGGGTGCGAAATGAAACACACTACCCCCCCAAAAGCCAAGCGCAAGCCAGTCTTTATCAGCGAGTACCTGACACAGATAGACAAGGCGGGCGGCAAGCCAGTGGCACTGGCAAAGCCCAAACAAGACATCCTTATCGTGAAAGCAGATTACAGGATCAATACGCCATGATCTTCCTAGCCCAACGGCTTCGCGGCTTTCTTTTTAAGCTGAGAAGTAAATTTTGCAGTGATTTCGTAATGCTTCATGAGTCGGGCAATGGCATCCAAATCTACGTTGTAGAAATCACGCTGAAAGTCGGGCGCACTGTATGAATGCACTTTCCAGTTGTCCTCGCTCGGCGGCTGCATCAGCGCCTCCACCAGCTTGGTATGAAACTCATTCAACTCATCAATATAGGGTTTTACTTCACTTTTTCTTAGAACAGTCACCGGAGAACCTCTTTATGAAAACAGCACAACAAGAACACGCGGAACGCTTATTTCTTTTCAACCTGCCCTTTATCAAAGGACAACTGGATGCGCGTCACGACCGACTGAAAACATTACTGGAAGACTTCGGCGAAGGCAAACGCACATTTGACATAGAAATGGAACTGGCGGTAGCCGACATCACTGCGCTCATGCACGTCTTGCAAACGCCAGAATCAGCGGATGACGTCGACCTGGATGACGACACATGCGTGCATGACCTTAACAAACAAGGAGAAGCACCATGATTGACCCCACCGACCTCAAAACCATCGACTTGGTTGCCACCCAGCAAGCCCAACAGCAAATGCAGCAAGTCGTCGCCACCTACGGCGACAACCTGCCTTACAACTACGACCGCGTATTAAACGAATGCGCATTCTTTATCGAAGCCAGCGCCAAGTCCGCCATCGAATTAGGCAAACGCCTGATCATGCTCAAGGAAATGGAAGGACATGGCAATTTCCGCGCTGCACTTGAAACACTAGGCTTGAGCGTTGGAACGGCTCACAACGTCATGAAGGTGGCAACGAAGCTTTCAAATGTTCAAACGTCTGAACATTTGCTTAGCGCCGTCAAGAGCCGCTCAAAGGTCTTTGAGATGATGATTCTCGACAATGATGACCTTAAAGAACTCACCGAAGGCGGCACTGTTGCAGGTATCAAGCTCGACGACGTGGACAAAATGAGCGTGCGTGAACTACGCATTGCCCTGCGCGAAGCCAAGGAACTCAGCGGCACAAAGGACAAGCAGCTTCAAGCGAAGAACCAGAAGCTGGATGAAATGGAAGGCAAGCTGGATAACCTGAGTCGCAAGCTGACCGAGAAGCGCGGGGTGGAGCAGGCGACAATGCCTGATCCTGACCGCGAAGCCGAAGACCTACGCAAGCAAGCGACGACAGTGGTTAACGAAGTGGAGCTAGTCGGCATCCGCGCCAAGTTGCGCAGCATGTTGCAAGCACTGGATGTCCACCGCGAAAAAACTGGCATCGACCACACCCCCACCATGCTGGGTTATCTGTCCCAACTGGAATACGCCATCAGCGACCTACGCAATGAATTCAGCCTCTACGGCGAACCCATTGGCGAGCAAGGCGCATTCTGGGAAACCGAAGCCGCCCAGCAAGCAGCGGATACAGCAATGGAAGGCTTTGACTGGGCAACAATTGAAGGGGTTGGTAATGGACAAAGCACACACTGAATACCTCGTGCAAGTCGCCATTGCTGCCCGTAACGCCAAGCACGGGCAGAAACAGACGATTTACGCGGATGCCGCCACTCACCTTAGCATCACCACCAAGACCCTGCACAACTGGCTGAATCAAGTAGCGGGTGGTCGCAACACCCGCAAGCAACGCAGTGATATTGGCACAACCGGCATGGAGAAAGCAGAGCTTTACATTATATCAGCCTACATGAAAACCAGTGAGCGCCAGACAGGACGGCGCTTGCGCAACGTTGCCCAAGCCGTAAAGGAATTACGCGCCAACGGCAAAATCAAGGCGGAGTATATGGACAAGAACACTGGCGAAATACGCCAATACAGCGATAGCGCCATCGAACGCGCTTTACGCGCCAACACCCTGCACCCAGAACAACTTGGGCAGGATTCCCCAGTGCGCGGCTTGAAGTCCAGCCACCCTAACCAGTGCTGGCAATTGGATGCATCGGTTTGCGTGCTGTACTACCTGCCACGCGACAAGGCGCTGCAAGCCATGCCCGCCGCTGAGTTCAACAAGAACAAGCCGGGCAACTTCAAGAAGATCGAAAGCGACCGCGTGACCCGTTACGCCATCACCGACCACGCCAGCGGCACGGTGTACTTGGAATACGTTTACGGCGGCGAAAGCAGTAAGAACCTGCTGGATGTCTTCATCAATGCCATGCAGTGGCGCGGGCGCAATGACCCATTCCACGGCGTACCTGACATGCTGATGCTTGACCCCGGCAGCGCCAACACCAGCGCCCTGCTAATGAGCTTGTGCCGATTGCTGGATGTGCGCCCCTTGGTGAATGAACCCGGCAATCCACGCGCCAAGGGGCAGGTGGAAGGGATGCACAACATCATTGAGCGCAACTTCGAGGGTGGCTTGCGCTTCATTAAAGTGGCAACACTGGAAGAACTGAATGATCACGCCCACCGCTGGATGCGCAACTTCAACGCCACCGCCACCCATTCCCGGCACGGCATGACCCGTTACGCTGCATGGAGTCGCATCAACCAGCAGCAATTGCGCAAAGCGCCTGATGGTGAAACGTGCCGCGAACTGATCAATAGCGGCATCAAGACCCGCAAGGTCAACCAGTACCTACATGTTAGCTGGAATGCCACGAAGTACGCCGTTTCACACATCCCTGACGTGTACGTGAACCGTGAGATCGAAGTATCTGAAAACCCGTGGTTGCCCGGCGTGATGCGCGTACACCTGATCGACAAGGACGGCAAGCCCTACACCATGAATGCCGAAGCCGTTACCACCAATGAATTCGGGTGGGATGAACGCGCGGCTGAGATTGGCGAGGAATACAAGCGCCATGCCGATACCGCCATCGAGATTGCCAACAAAACCATTGAGGAAGTCGCTTACGGCAAAAACACCGAGGCGCAAGCCACGGGCAGACGCAAAGCAAAAGCGATCCCCTTCAATGGGGAAATCGACCCTTACAAGCCACTGGTTGATGCCGAACCCAACCTGCCGGACTGGATGGAAAAACGCGGACAAGCCAGCACCGTGGTTGCGCCTGATATCCGCTTGCGCCCGCTGTCACTGGTCGAAGCCGCCAAAAGCATTCGCAGCACGATTGGCCCGGTGTGGCTACCCGAATGCTTTGCCGAATTGAAAGCTATGTACCCAGCCGGTGATGTGCCACAAGAACACATCGAAGACCTGAAGCTGTACTTCATGGGGCGCACTGACCGCAAGCCCGTCACCACCAAACCCGCGTTGCGCGTGGTAGGAGGCTGACATGCTAGCCCTGAAGCCACATCTGGAACAACACCGCGTGCCACAAGCAGCATTGGCACGCGAGGTGGGTATCAGCAAAGCAGCGATGTGCCAGTTACTCAATCATGGTAACTGGCCTATCAGGAAGGAGAGAGAAGAGCTGGAGCGGGAGATTAGCCAGTATCTGGATACGCAAACCGTACCGGCACACCCCGCCCTGTTTGAAGAAGTTGCCCCCGGCAACCTGCAAGCCACCGAGGGCGATTCCACCATCGCAACCAACACAGAAGCAACACTGGAGATCAACATGTTACTAAGAAAGCAGACCCTAACACCAGCGGCACGCAAACATTTTTCGCTATTCCGCGACCCGTTCACCGAAGAAGCCATGCAGGATTCAGACGACGTATTCACCACTGCCGATAGCCGCTATGTACGGGAATCGCTATGGAGCGCCGCCCGCTTTGGCGGATTCATGGCGGTAGTGGGCGAAAGCGGGGCGGGCAAATCCACCTTACGCCGTGACCTGCTGGAGCGCATCCAGCGCGAGAATGAGCAGGTGATTGTGATTGAACCGTACATCCTAGGCATGGAAGACAACGACCGCAAGGGCAAAACCCTGAAAGCTGGGTCTATCGCCGAAGCCATTATCACCACGATTGCGCCAATGGAAAAGCCGCGCATGTCACCGGAAGCGCGTTACGCCCAACTGCACCGCTTGCTACGCGATAGCAGCCGCGCTGGTAATAAGCATCTGCTGATCATCGAAGAGGCGCACGGCTTGCCGCTACCAACCCTGAAACACTTGAAACGTTTCCGTGAACTGGAAGACGGTTTCCGCAAGCTGCTCGGGATTGTGCTGATCGGTCAGCCCGAATTGCGCCTGAAGCTCTCCGAAACCAACCCCGAAGTGCGTGAAGTCACTCAGCGTATCGAACTGGTGGAGCTGCAAGCACTGGATGCCGATCTTGAAAACTACCTGAATTTCAAGTTCAAGCGCACCGGTACAGATGTCAGCACCGTGATTGATGCCAGCGGCATTGAAGCGATGCGCCAACGCATGACGGTCAACGCAGGCAAGCGCGGCAAGGTCAGCTTGCTGTATCCGCTCGCTATCAACAACTTCTTAACCGCGTGCATGAATCTGGCAGCCAGCATTGGCGTGCCGGTGATTGATGCCGACACCGTGAAGGAGGTATGAGATGCCACAAGCACGCTCAATGGCTATCGAGCCATCCAAATACGAAGGCCCCAAAGACGCGGAAGACTTGCGCTTAATCAATGATGCCATCCGGCTTTGTGCGCAAGCGTCGGTGAATTACGACGCTATCCGCGTCTTGAATATCAGCTTGTTGTTGCGGCGCATCCCGACAATGCGCCAAGTCAGCGCCAAGGCGCGAGCAGTGGTGTTCATGCGCAACTTGCTGGATCAGATCACTGACGAGACCCTGCAACACAGCACCGCGTGCCTGTTTAGTGAGGTGGCTCGCCGCTACGAATAATCGACGCGCCAACGCCGGGTTCCGTGCAAACGGAGTGGGGCTGCAACCCCACGAGGCGCAATCAATATCCCCGGCACTTTGCAACCAACACAGGAGCACCCTCATGGGTATGTTTGATTTCTGGAACACTCAGACCGAAGACGAATACGTAAAAGAGCTGGCACGCGATGCCGCCAGCGCCGGGCTAAAAGCCGTTGCCGTCACTGCGCTGAATGCGGATGGCGATTGCCACACCGCCAGCGCGGTACGTGGCGAGGGCTTTGTAGGCAAAGGTGTGGATGAGTGGAATCACCACCTTGCCACTTACACCCATACGCACGCTGACCGTATCGACCCTGATACCGAGTCGCAACCTACCTCATTCTTCAAATCCTTATTCGGAGGCTGATTATGACAACCGATACCACCCGCAGCTCTATGCCAGACGTGCCAGAAGGCTATATGCGTAAAGCCAATGGCGACTTGACCCCTACTGAAAACGTGCGTGAATCCGACATCTTGCGCGATTCAGTGGTGATGGAATTGGCAATGGATGCCAAGGCCATCAGCGCTGACTTGCTGGCATTCAAAACCCGCGCCCTGAATGACATTGCCGACCTGATCAGCATGAGTGCCGAGAAGTACGGCGTAAGCATTGGCGGCAAGCAGGGCAATATCCAACTGCACACTTACGATGGGCGCTACCGTCTGGAGCGCGTGCAAAGCAAGATCATCACTTTCACGGAAGAGCTGGAAGCCGCCAAGGCACTGGTAGAGAAGTGCATCATCAAATGGTCTGACGGCGCACGCTCAGAACTCAAAGCATTGGTGATGCGGGCATTCAAGCCCAACACCAAGGGCGAGTTACGCACCAGTGCCGTGGTCGATTTGATGCGTCTGGAAATAGACGATGAAGACTGGCAGACCGCTATGCAGGCACTCAGGGACTGCCTCAACACCAACGGCGTGACGACCTACATCCGCCTGTATGAGCGCATCGGTATGACCGACAAATACAAGTTGATCAACCTTGACCTTGCTGGGGTGGTGGCGTGACAGCGCACCAACTCGAAATCCTGCGGCGGCAATTTGCCAATGATCCCGAACGGCTCAAAGAAATTTTGGGGCGTGACGCATTGGCAGATGACGCTAGCACCACGCCGGAGCGGGGTATCACCCGCTTCGACTGGCTCATGATCGGCTTGACGTTGCCTTTTCTGGCAGCGGCAGTGCTGATAGCAGGCATCTACTACTTAATAGTACGCACTATAAGGAGATCATGATGAGCGCGAACAATATCGCCAAGATCAAAATCGCCCAAAAGCAACTGGGCATGGAAGACGACGCTTACCGCGCCTTGCTAACCCGTCTCACTGGCAAGAACAGCGCCGCCAAACTGAGCGTTACCGAGCAACTCAAGGTGCTAGCAGCAATGGTACAACTGGGTTTCAAGCCCAGCAAACCCCGCAAAGCGCAAGGCAAGCAATACAGCCAACCCCATAGCCGCAAGCTGATTATGCTATGGAAAGACCTGTATCAAGCCGGTCACGTCGCCAACAAGACCAATGCAGCGATGGAAAGCTGGGTCAAAGCCGAAACCGGCAAGGCAAGCCCCGACTGGCTAGAACCCGCCGAAGCCAAACGCCTAATCGAAGCCCTAAAGTCATGGGCAAAACGCCCTGTGAAGGAGGCGCTATGAGCGACAAGCAGAAGTTCGTGCGCAGCACTGCCGCGCTGTTTGTGGCTTGCCACCACGAAAAGCCGGATGCAGGACGGGCAATCCAGTGGGCGGCATCACTCTGGAAAAAGCTCACGGAAGCAGGCTATGGCGATAAGCAAGGCGAGAGCAAGCCGCGCTCACCAGAAGCCGACTATTGCCAGCAAATGAGCGAGCGCCAACGCAAGCTGTTTGATCAGTTCTGGGGGGCATTCAACCACAAGCAAGGGCGCAATGGTGCGGCAATGCGCTGGTTGCAACTGGGCGAATGCAAGGACGATGAATACCGCCAGATCATCAGCGCCGCTAAAGCCGAAGCTGCCAAGCCAATGCAGCCGGGGCAAGTGCGCAAGATGGCGCAAGGCTGGTTAACTGAGCGGCGCTGGCTGGATCATCTGGAAGCACCATCTGCTGGCGTTACCAGCCCTGCCAGCAAACGCGCGGAAGAGTACCGCGCACTGATCGGCGAACTCGACCACGCCAAACGTACCATCACCGTCTACAAACCCGACGAGGAAGGTCACGAGTACTGGCAAAGCCAGATCACCAAACTAACCGCATCCATCGAGCAACTAAGGAGTAATTGACATGTTTTATATCCGGGTCTATGCTAAATCCGTTGCGGCAAAATCCGCAACCGGGTTTGGTCGCCCGGATACCATTGGCGCACAACCGCGCTTTAAGCGGTTTTTTTGTGCGTGCCATCTATGCAAGCCCTTTTCTATGGGCGGGCTGGATGGGGAGGACGCAAGTCCTGCCGGTATCCATTGGGCCGGTCGACCAACCCCATTCAGTTCCGCTCACCCTCTTGGTCGGGAGTGACGGAAACGCAACCTGATACCAATGGAGCTTGCTATGAATACCTCACCCGAAGACGACTTTAACGCACCCGCCACCCTCAACGACGATCAGCACACCGCCCTGTACGAGGCGTATCATCTAGTTGAACTCATCCATTACCTTTCCAGCAATCAAGCCGAGTTTGTCGAGATACGACAGGAAACCCTTTCTGTGGTTTGCGGCATCATCACCGACCGCATGGAGCAAGTCACCAACAACCTATTCTGGAGACCGAAAGCATGAAAGATTTAATCGTTGCCAACATCACTATCCAGCAAGACGCGGAAGGGCGTTACTGCCTAAATGACCTGCACAAGGCATCAGGAGAGGAAAAGCGCCACCGCCCGAACTATTGGCTATCAAATAAACAGACAAAAGACCTGATTGCGGAGCTTGGAAAAGCCGGAATTCCGGCTTTTAGCACAACGCAAAATCTCGGCACATTCGTCGTCAAAGAGCTTGTCTACTACTACGCCATGTGGATCAGCCCTGAATTCCATATTAGAGTCATTCGCACCTATGACGCAGTAATGAGAGGTCAGCTTGATGAAATCAGCCGGATGGAAACCCAGCATGAAAACTACTGGTTCAATCGCTACCCGCATTGGCGTGCAATCAAGCAGTATGCGCTTGAGGGCTACCCATACAAGATGATTGCCAAAGCCGTAAAGAAATCCGCCAGCACCGTAGCGCGGGCAATCCGTTCAATGGTCAAGGTTGGCATCATCAACCCGCGCAAACTGGAAATGTATCAGATCGGACAAGCCGCCCGCGTTGCCCGAAAACTGCAAGACGGGTGGGGTGAAAGCCAATACCCACTGCGACTTGACTTCCACTATTGACCCACCGAAGCCCGCCCTGTGCGGGCTTCTTTTTGCCTGCCTTGAAATGCCTGCCATGTTCGGCTATTGTTCGCTTATGGATAACCTACTCACCACCCCCGACAGCAGCACCGCACGCTCCAAGTGGCCTGAAACACTGGTGCAAATGCTCGACGGCGTACACGCTACGCTGCTACGGATTGGCATGGATGATGAGCGGGCAGCGCAAGTATCACTAACCATTGTCCATGACCACGCCAACAATTTCGGCGGCTGTCAGTATTACCTGCCCAAGGGCGATGAACTCAAGCGAGCTTTGCGTGACCGCGAAATCTACCGCCTTGCAGGCAAAACCGACGTGGCGGTTTTGGCGCAACGCTACAACTTATCCATGAAGCAAATCTGGGAAATCCAACGCGCCCAGCGCACCTTGCACATCAATAAAATCCAGCCTTCGCTATTCTAACGGGTTAATTACCCCCGTTCTTTTTTCGCGTCATAAGCCCACCTCCATACTGTCAGCGTAACTACTTATCTGACACATCGTTATGGAGTCATCATGTTCAAAACGTTCTTCACCTTTGCGCTAAACGCCATTCCAATGGGCGGTTTGCGCACCTACATTATGGGCGCAATTGGCTTGCTGCTTGCCGCTTTCCTCATGTACACAGGCAACTGGGAATTGGGTGGCACGCTACTGGTATTGAGCTTGCAAGTCATCTTCCTGCGTGCTGGCACTGAAAACCTAACCACCACCATCGGTAACGGGCTGGAAGCCATCATCACCCGCAAGACTGCTGTATTCAGCTTGCCCGAAGTGCCATTGCCCGACCCACTGCCAGAGCCTGACCTGCCTGCCGATAAATACCTTGGTATGGAAAACAATGACCGCAAAGCCACCGGGCAAGACATTTTTTAAGGAGGCATTATGCCAGCACCAACACTGCGCGAACGCCAGTCCGAATTCGCCTTAATGACGGGTAAGCTGATTCTTAAAGCCTATGAAATGGGCTATGAAGTAACGCTAGGTGACACGTTCCGCGACCCGCGACTGCACGGTGAATACGGCTTCAAGGTTGGCTATGGCGCAAGCCGCAGCTACCACAAGCTACGCCTTGCCATTGATTTGAATCTATTCAAAGACGGCGGATTCTTGCAAGGCACTGAAGCCCATAAGCCGTTGGGTGAATGGTGGGAAAGCCAAGGCGGCACATGGGGCGGGCGCTTTGAAGACGGCAATCACTACTCGTGGGGCGAAGGCAAATGACCCACAGGCTTCGCACCCAATGACCAAAGCAGAGCGCAACCTAGGTGAATTCGTGCTGGCATTGATCACGATCATTGGCGCTTTTTGGTCGGGCGCGAAGCTCTCGCAGTGGGCGATTGCCACTAGCTGCACCGACAACGGCGCGGCAACCATTAATAATGTGGCGCACGAATGCCGCGCCAACCCCAGTATAAGGATAATTCGTGGACGATTTGGACAGAGCACAACAAACTGAAGAGCTATACCGCGCCCAAGCACTGGCGAAAGCACTGGATAGAACCGAAGAGCCAGATGAAGACGAAATGGGGCGCTACTGTCTGTCGTGCGGCGTCATGATTCCAGCCAAACGGGTTGCCGCCGTCAATGCGGTGCGCTGTATCGACTGCCAAACAGCGCTTGAGCACCACAATAAACACCATGCCAACCCAAGGACGCCGCATGACCGTCAACATTGAGCTACCCCAAATCATCACCTTGCTACTGGCATTCGCCGGGATGCTAGGCACTGGCATCAAGCTACTACTGGCGGGCATCGAGACCCGCCTAAAACGCATTGAAGAACAAAACAAAGCGGAAAGCGACGGCTGGAAACGGCTGGAACGGGAGCTAATGGAATTGCGGGCTGACCTGCCATTGCAATACGTGCGCCGTGAAGACTATGTGCGCGGGCAAACCGTCATCGAAGCCAAGCTGGACGCCCTTTACAACAAGCTCGAAGTCACTCAATTGCGGGCAGCCGCTAAGGAGAGATCATGAATATTGACCACGCCAAGATTCGCCGCGAATCCCTGCGCTGGCTGTTGATCCTGGCATTGAACCACTCGCGCCCGGTGCGTGCACACGAGAGCATGTTGCAATCGACCGCGCGGGGCGTGTACAGCGACACCACTGATGTGGAAGTGCGCCGCGAACTCGGCTATCTGGAAGAGCGGCACCTGACGGACATTGAGCGCAACCCCGCTGGTTTCTGGCTGGCATCACTCACCAGTGCCGGAGTGGACATTGCCGAATACACCGTGGATTGCCGCCCTGGCATTGCGCGACCTGAAAAGTATTGGGCGGGGTCTTCCTGATGGCTCGCACCAGCGCCATTGATACATTGCCGCCGGAAGTAAAGGCATGGCTGGACAACGCCCTACTGGCAACCAACTTTCGGGGATACGAGGCATTTGCGGCTGAACTCCAAGAGCGGGGCTGCACGGTCAGTCGCTCCAGCGTGCACCGGTACGGGCAAAAGCTGGAGCGGCGCTTATCCGCTATCAGGGCCAGTACGGAAGCGGCGAAAATGCTGGCGGCGAATGTGGATGACACTGAAAACCACCTGTCTGGCAGCGTCATTTCACTGGTTCAATCTGAGTTATTTGAAACACTATTGAATCTGCAAGAAGCCGATATCGAGGATGATCCTGCTGAGCGCATGAAGCTATTGAGTAATGCCGCCCGCTCTATCTCCGAAGTCAGTCGCGCCAGCATTGCCAACAAGAAATGGCAAGGCGAGGTGCTAGCTAAGGCGCAAGTCGCCGCTGAAAAAATTGATGCCATCGGTAAAAAAGGCGGACTAAGTGCCGAGCTTGGCGAGGAAATACGCCGAGTAGTTCTGGGGATGGCAGAATGACTCCCTCTTTGCCACGTGCCACCACGCCAGTTCCAGATAGCGTCCTACTCCCCTATCAACAGCGATGGATAGCTGACAAGTCCTCATTGAAAGTATCTGTCAAATCACGGCGCACTGGCCTGACATGGGCGGAGGCTGCGGATGACACACTGATTGCCGCTAGCGCCAGAAAGGCGGGCGGCATGAACGTCTATTACATCGGCTATAACCAAGACATGGCGATTGAATACATCGACGCCTGTGCTGGTTGGGCAAAAGTCTTCAATTACGCCGCCGGACAAATCGAAGAGGGTATCTGGGGTGAGGATGAAGATGACAAACACATCAAGACTTACACCATTCGCTTTCCCGATTCCGGCTTTCGGATCGTGGCGCTTTCCAGTCGCCCTGCTAACTTGCGCGGCAAACAAGGCGTGGTGGTCATCGACGAAGCTGCCTTCCACGATAAGTTAGACGAACTACTCAAAGCAGCGTTGGCGCTACTAATCTGGGGTGGGCGTGTGCGCGTCATCTCAACGCACAACGGCGAAGGCAACCCCTTCAACGAGCTAGTGAAAGAGATTCGCGGCGGCAAGCGCAAGGGCAGCGTGCAGGGCATTACCTTCCGCGAGGCAGTTAGCCAGGGTCTATATCGTCGCGTGTGCTTACGCCTTGGTATTGCATGGACGGCTGAAGCTGAAGCCGCGTGGATGGATGAGGTTTATGACTTTTACGGCGACGCTGCTGCTGAAGAACTGGATGCCATCCCCAAATCAGGCAGCGGCGCATACTTCAGCCGCCTGATTGTGGAGCAATGCCAACGCCCTGAAATCCCCATTATCCGCTACAGCAAGCCTATTGAATGGGTCACAGACCCCGCACGATTAGATCAGGCAAAGATTTGGATTGCTGACGTGCTGAATCCAGTGCTGGACAACCTACCCGGCAAGCGCTCGGCACTGGGGCAAGACTTTGGGCGCGATGGTGACCTGAGTGTTATCTGGGTATTGCAAGACAACGGTGCGGGCAACTGGGGTACGGCATTCACCCTTGAGTTGCGGCGCATTCCGTTTGATGTGCAACGCCTGATTCTGTTTCACGTCATCGACAAGCTACCCCTGTTTCATAAAGGCAAGTTTGATGCACGCGGCAATGGGCAAAGCCACGCGGAAGCAGCCGTGCAGCGTTACGGTGCGGCTCGCATTGAAGCGGTGATGCTGACAGCAGGGTGGTATGGCCTGCACTTCCCGCCCTATAAAGCCGCCTACGAAGACAAAACCATTACCGTGCCAATGTCCGAAGACATTATTGCCGACCATCGACGGGTAATACTCAAGAGCGGTGTTCCAGGCATGGATGACAAGCGCGACAAAGGCAGTGATGGGCAATTCCGGCACGGCGATAGCGCGGTTGCTGGCGTGATGGCGTATTCAGCCGCCCGTGATAATGGGTTGGAAATCGGGGATTTTGAGGCTGCCACAGGCAGCTCATGGGATGAGCAAAGAGGTGTTGTATGGAATGGATGAGCCGATTACTGGGCAATAAAAAGCAACCACCTCCCAAGGGCGATCAAACGGCAGCGCTAAGCTACCTACCCAAGGAGTTTGCTGATCACCCCGGGAAAAACCTAACACCCGCCAAGGCGATGACACTGCTTCTGGAGGCAGAGCAGGGGAATCTACGCGCTCTGGCTGATTTAGCCGATGATATGGAAGAGCGCGATACACATTTGTACGCGGAATTAATGAAGCGGCGACGCGGTTGCTTGACTGCCGACTGGTCATTGAGTTTGCGTAATGCGGATAAATCAGAGCAAAAAGCACTGGAGCAGCTAACCGAGCAACTGAAAAACATGCCGATGCCAGATATTATCTGGGACATGACCGATGCCATTCATAAAGGCTACGCGTGCGCTGAAATACAATGGGAATACGCGGATAAGGCATGGCTGCCAGCCACCATCCAGCACCGTCCGGCAAATTGGTTTACGGCAATGCCCGAAGACCGCGATACCTTAATGCTGCGCACGCAAGAAGGCAAGGGCGTGGCGCTACAGGACTACTCATGGATAACACACACCCATAAAGCACGCTCTGGATACCTGACCAACACGGCACTGGCACGAGTAACGGTGTGGCCTTTCCTGTTCCGGGCGTTTTCATCGCGTGATTTTGCCGAGTTCTTGGAGATTTACGGTCTGCCGCTGCGACTAGGGCGCTACCCAAGTGGAGCGACAGCCGAAGAACGCAGCACTCTATTGCGTGCCGTCACAGCTATCGGGCACAGTGCAGCCGGTATCCTACCCGCCAATATGGCAATCGAATTCCAGCGAGCAGCGGAAGGCCAAGCTGATCCCTATATGGCAATGGTTGGGTGGGCTGAAGGCGGCATCAGCAAGGCTATTTTAGGGGGGACACTGACTAGCGATAGCGGCAAGAATGGCAATTATGCCACTGCATCCGTTCATGATGATGCCAGAAAAGAGATCCGCAAATCAGACCTGAGGCAGATCGGGAAAACACTTTCTAGTAATCTGATTAAGCCGCTATGCCTATTCAATACCACACTGACCCGTGTTCCTCAGTTCATTTTTGATGATACCGAGCCAGAAGACAATGAACGTAGCATCTACGCACTGGTGAAGCTGGCGGAAGCAATGCCTATTCCACTGGAATGGGTAAGGAATAAATTCAAGATTCCTGCGCCGAATGGTGATGAGCCGATACTGCAAATTACTCAGCCAACGGCGGGTTCAACTGCGGCGGCGAAAGCGACTCATCATAGCGGATGCTCATGCTGCAACTCTGAGGCCACGGCGGCACTCAAGGGCAGCGATGGGCAAGACAGCGTACAAGGCGATATTGATTCATCAACACCAACAGATGACGCCTTACGGTCTCAAGCGCAAGCGCTTATTCAGCCCCTGATTGATAAGGCTCTAGAGGGTGTGCGGGCTGGCGACCCTGCCGAAACCATCCTCACTACATTAATGATGGGATACCCGGAAATGGATAGCAGCAAGCTAAGCGATGCACTAACCAAGGCATCGTTCATCGCTGATTTGATGGGGCGATGGGAAGCCCAGCAGGATATTGGCAATGGCAAAGCCTGATGTCACCTTCGCCCTAAACCTCAGGCCAGAAGAGGCCATCCGCTACTTTGAATCCAAGGGCTTAAAACTCACCAAGAGCTGGAATGAGCTATGGCAGGATGCACAGGTAACGTCATTTACTGTGGCGCATGTCGGCAAGATGGATGTGCTGGCAGACATTCACGCAGGGCTGCGAGATGCACTACATGACGGCATCACTGAGCATGAATTCATGAAGCGTCTAACCCCGATATTGCAAGCCAAGGGGTGGTGGGGCAAGGCCATTGATAAGAGTACGGGCGAAATACTAGAGACGTATCCGGGTTCTAGCGTCCCCGTTCAATACGGTTCACCGGCACGACTCAAGCTGATCTACCAGCAAAACCTGCAAACAGCCTACATGGCAGGGCGCTACCGGGCAATGGAAGAAGGCGCATGGGCAACCCCTTACTGGCAGTATGTAGCAGTGATGGATTCGCGCACTCGCCCAGCGCACAGCTCCTTAAATGGGCGAGTGTGGCGGCATGATGACCCAATCTGGAGCACTCTTTACCCGCCAAACGGCTGGAACTGCCGGTGTCGTATCAGCCCAATGTCAAAGAAATCTGCCGAGCGCAAAGGCTTGCAGATTGAAGACAGCGCCGACAAGCTTGAAACCCGCACAGTACCAGCCGGGAGAAACCCAGATGGAAGCCAGCGCTATGCCGATGTTACCGGCATCAAGACGGGCAGATATGATGATAACGGGCAAGAGATCGTGATGTTTCCTGATGCGGGGTGGAGCTACAACCCTGGCAAGGCATGGGCGGAATCACAGGCTGAATATGCCACTGCAAAACTGGACTCTTTATCAGGGATTACGCCCCGCGAAGCATTCGAGTATGTCAGCAAGATCACGCAAGCCATTGGCGAGACCCGTATCAGCAAGTTCAAAGGCGTTGACCCTGATTTGCTGAAGGATATGTTTCATCTGCTCAAGACGAATCTATACATTCTACAGTTGCGCCCCGGCATTCTCGGGGAAATCAGGCAAGGCGGCATTGCTGGATCGGCAGCCCTCAAGCATGAGATGGAAGAGGTTAGGCAGATCGAAAAAGGGGGGCGAAGCGTCTTTAGTCCTGGCGCTGTTGCCGCTATCGAGCAGGAATTTGATAATGCCGTTGCGCTGGGCAACCCCGCCAAATACATCCCTTACCACATGGCGGCTTTACTTGCGGAACTGGAATATGCCCGTGATAAACTAGCGCCACTAGGGTTTAAGACCGATGATCTTGGCGTGGTTGCAAGAGCGATTTACGGCAACCTGCAAGGTACTGGGCTTGAAAAAATGGAAATCGAACTAGCTGAACTCGGCTACCAGTGGCCTGGCAACATCCCGCCAGAGCTGGAAGCAGCTATAAGGAAGCGTTGA